CTGTGATTTGCGATATTGGGATACAGCAGTATCGATTGCAGGTTCATTCTTGGCCGCAGTTGAAATCGCGGCTGCAATTGAACTGACCCTTGTGAAACTACTTTCAACTACGGCAGCAACATTTGACGCGCGTTGACCGTAAGACTGAATCGCCGCAGTGAGTGCTGTGAGCGTTTCAGTCAACGTCAAGAATGACGCAGACTCAACGACATTGCTATCGGTCGCACCGTCACTCCACACGACGGCCAGTTTGTAACTTGTGGCTGGCGTCAGCCCCGTAGCGTCAGCCGCGAACGTGAACGGCGTTGTTGTGGTGGTGGGGCTGGTCTCAGCGGCCGAAGCTACTGCAGTTCCAACCCAGCCAGATTTAACCTGTGCGGCGGTCGGCGTGCCTGCGGAACTCGGGTAGACAACGTAATAGAGATTAGCCATACGTGCTCAGAACGTGACATTCACGCGGGGGCGCACGCTAGTGCTTCCACGCGATGCAAACGTGGCCGCGCTGAGCGACGGGGCACCCGCTGGCGCCGCACCTGGGATATAAATGCGCCGGGGCTCGAATAGCGCGCGCCAGTTATCCGGCGATGACAGCTCTAGTGCCAGGCTGTCGGGAACGGCAACGTCAAAAACGGCGCACGACTCAAACCAGAAGTCGTTCGGAATGATGTCGCTGGTAGAGATTCCTCGTGCGCCTAGCGCATATTGCACCGCTGAAAACGTCTGAGATGACGACGCGGATCCTAGTAGCCGACAGTCCTTCCACTGCTTGACTGTCGCGCCGTCATAGGAAACAACAACAACTGTCCATTGGCCTGCTGCGACTCCAGCGGTTGCCATGTGCATAGAGCCCACGCCGGACTTCAGAAGCTCAAGGTTTGCGCCGTTCAGCCGCCACTCAAGGCCGCCAGTTGGCGCCCCGAATATGGCTTTCGTCCCCGTTACGTTGGGCGTCTTGAACCGGACAACAATCGTGAACTCGTTCGACTCAGGCCCACCGCTTCCAGAGGAGTTCCCCAGCGAGATGACTCTGGAAAGCGTGGTTCCTGTGCCGGTGTCGTCGGTGTAGACAGCATTGCCAACCATTGACGAGCCCCGATAGTTGCCTGTCGGAAGCGATGCGCCAACACCAAAAGTTGCATAAATTCCTCGCCCGGCAAGGCTTGGCACAACCAGTCCGCCTGGCTGGCTGAACAGCCACAGGTGCTTCAGGCCAGCAACATCAGCCGGCTGTGCAGACTCCTGTGGCTGGCTATCCCACGGCAACAGAATTTCACGCATGGATCAGTAGGCGTAAGTGTCGCCAGTACATTCCACCGTCACACTCTGCCCGGTGTTGCCTGTGAATTCAATCTCGATGTAAGCCACCTCGGGACCGAAGCGATAAACACCCCGAGTGGTGGAGCCGATGGTAGTGCCGCCACCCTGCGCATATCGCTGTTTCCAGTCATCGTCACCAACACCCTCATAGGCAGCAGCCGGCATGCTGGCCTGCTTGCGCGCCACCAACACGCGCGCCTCACATTGAAGCGTCGGCCCGGTGCCTCCATTGGTCATACGCCAACGGATTTCGCCGCCGTCAGCACCCGTGCAATCGAGCCGGCCACGGGTTGTGCTGCCAGCAGCGTTGGCCGCACTGGTGACAAGAACTTGAGGGGTAAGAGTCTTTGCCACGGCTTACCCTTGGGCCGTCCAGATTGTGCCGTCATCTTTGAAAATCAGCCGCGCTGCGTCGGTCACGTCGATGTCTTCTTCGTAGTCGGTGTCATACGCGGCCACCGTGCCTGAAGTTTCCAATGCGCCGCCAAGTGCGACCTGCGCGCGAGTGGCGTTGACGGTGCCAGCCTGAAGCACAGCCTCGCCGTTGCTGCCGGCAGTGGCGGTGCCCCAAATATCGGTTGCCCACTTGCGCACAGCAGGTCGGCCGAAGTCGCGCGGATTGCGCAAGAACAACATCCACGAATCGCGCTTGCCTTGGGCCAGCGTGTCATAGGTCGTGTAACTGGGCGCTTCTTCGACGGCGAGCATGTCGGCAGCGGGAAGCCACCGTTTGCTGCCGCTGTTGCCATTGCACCACCCTTGCAGCCCTGGGACGTTGCCGGCCGCCACCATGGCGGCGGCCACCGGGACCGCAAAGACAGCGGCGCGCAGAGTGGTGATTTGGGTTTCGGTAAGGTGAGACATATGCACTCCGTTTCAACCGTTGATGCTCAGGTCTTGCATCGTCATCACGATGCTTTGACCGTCAGTGTAGACCTTGACACCGTTCAGTTCGCCGATCACCCATTCGGTTTTCACCGGATCGGCAGTCGGGATTGAGCCGGCAATCGCCATGATGCGACCTGCGACTTCTTCAGCACCCATACCAAGATTCGAAAGAAGTTCGCCGCAGAGCGCGTTCAACTGCGGAATGACGGTTTCAGCAGCAGGCTTCAATGCCAAGCCGCTGATTCCGCGACGCCGTTTGAGCGTAGCCCCATCAAGGCCAACAAGACGAACGGCACCATTGCTGGCGACAGGCATCCCGTCCTGCTGGGTGATTTCGAAAGGGACTGGTCCTTTCAACATCAGATTTCATCCCATTCGAAGGTCAGCGTTTCGCTCGGGGTCAGGCCACCAGCAACAGCCGTGGTGATTTCAGCAGCCATCACCAGATGGTCGCCCTTCTCACCCGTACCGGTGAACGGGCCGGCACCGAGGCTCAACGGCGCACCGCTGGTGTAGCCGAAGGCGTTGGTGTAGCCGGTGCTGTTGGCGGGCTTGGCTGGCGTGGCATAGGCGCCAACAGCCTTGGCCCACAAGTTCACGCCTGTGCCCAGGCCGTTTGCGCCATCCATATAGGCCCGCAGGTTCGTCATCTGCGTGAATGTGCCACCAGTGACATTCAGGCGAAGCCACTTCTCGAAAGAGAAGAACGTGCCAGAAGTCGGCTTGACCAGCGGATCGATCAAGTCGACCGTGGCATTGTCCGCATTCTTGAAACGAATGTTGCCACTCGTTTTGTCCGTCAGCGCAGCACCGGCGCCGTTCTTTTCAACAATCTGCACAGTCGCTGCCATGATTCAATTCTCCTTCAAAGGTCGTCGTCGCTGTCAGGTTCGGTGACAGCAGGTTTTTTCGCAGCCGAAGCAGCAGGGTCGATGCCTTCAAAACTCAAATTGAGTTCTTTCAACATCCGTTCTTCTCGTGAGCGTTGTTTGAAGACACGCCGGAAATCCTGACCAAGCCTTGCACATTCCATCTCGTAGGTGGATAGGCCATTCTTGATCCGAAGGATAGCTGATTCCGTTTCCTTCTTCTCGTCGATCTGACCGCGTGAAGCGCCAATCCAGTCACAAGAACAAAGTGCCTCACGCAACACCGGATCGTAAAACGCTTCAGGCCCCAAGCCTTTCGGCATCGGCACACGCCCCGCGTTAACTTCTTCTTCCAGCCACAAACGGTAGATCGTCGTTGCGAAACGATCAGCAGCCATCTTCTTGCGCGACTGCATGAACTTCCACGTCTCGCCCATGGATGCGCGGGCCGATGAATAGTTCGTCTTGGTGTAGTCCTTCGAGAATTGTTCGTAGGACATACCAAGCGCAGCCGCAGTGTGTCGCAGCAACGATTGTTCGAACTCAGTTCCAACACCGCCCGGCGTGCCCATCGGCTTCAACGACAGTTTCGTGCCGGGAAACAGATGTGGCATCTTCACGCCATCGACTGCGATGTTGTCAGACGCACCGGCATACTGCCCCAATGCCGTCATGTACTCACCGAGCATCTGGCCGAAACCGGCCTGCCCTGCACCCATGGCGCCGAAAACAACTTCGCGCGGCAACTCACTTTCGATAGCAGCCGCATAACTGGCGTTGACGACTGCATTTTGCAGGACGACATCCTGAAAACGCTTTGTCATTCGCATCTGCTTCATCACCGAAACCATGTCGCTCACACCGCGCGACTGGCCGGGTTGCAGTGGTTCATAGATGTGAATGACTTGCAGGCGGCCCCACGGCTTGCGCCAGTCAATGCGCTTCCACGAATACGCCTGCATGTCGTAAAACTCACTCGGGTGAGCCGAACGAATCCATGCGGCGATGGGTGCACCGAACTGATCAAGAACCTTGCCGCGACGCAAATTGCGGTCGTCAGGCAGCAGGTCGGGATTCGACAGGCGAGAAGGCGAAATGAGTTGAATCGCGGTCTTGAATGGGCGGTCCAACTGACGCACCCACTCTGCCGTAGCCAACGCCTCACCGGTCATCAGGAACCCACCAACAACCAACCGAACCATCTCGGTCAGATTCATTGTGCGGGATGCATCAAACCAGTTGTCGGTGGAATCCGAAAGTAGATTGAAACGCGACTCGACGGTGCGCTGAAATTCTTCAGCCCAGGCTTCATCAGCACCCAACATTTCGTAGTCAGGCTGGGCGTTCAGGCGGAACTGCGCCCCGACGATGCTGTCACGGTGCGTCTGCACTGCGCCGAGCGCATAGCCGTCATTCTGGATTGCATCGCGGCCCCGCGCGTCAGCCATCTCCTTGACCGGATGCAACTGCTGATCCGGGGAGATGACTTGAGGGGACCACGAAAACATCTCACGACTGTTTCGTTCGGCCCCTTCAAGGCCGCCGCCGATGGCCTGTTCCCTGACGGGTTCGATTGTGACGAGTGGGGTCGCTTTAGCCATGGTCAAAAGACGAAGGTGGCAGGGGCGTACATATTCGGGGTGGCAATCCCTTTGTCGACGTTCACCTTTGACTGCAACTGCTGGATGTAGGCATAAAGTTTGCTGGCGTTGGCCGGAACAAACTCCACACGGCTGCCGTCAATGTCGACCACCACACGCGCAGCGATACCCATCTGCAGTTTGTGATATGCCTCATTTGCCTGCTGCAACAAGATCGAATTGGTCAGCATGATGGTCCTAAATCAAGCGAGAGCCTTGCCGAGCGCGGCAAAGTCATGCGGGGAGTGTACGACAGAACTGAATCGTGGTGCCTGTTCTTCGGCCCTGACCAAATCGTTTTTGTCAAGTGGTGCCGCCCATCCTGGCGGGTTTTCCCAATTCAGGTGCTCGACGCGAATAAGTTCCGAAACGCAAAGCCCGATCATCATGTATGACAAATCGGTGTCCTCGTTGCGGCTGCTCGATGGGTTTTCCCATCCCTTCTGAGTACGGACCTCAGCGCACATCTCAGAATAGAACTGATCAGGCAGCCAATCAGGGAAACGAAACATCCCCTTTCCAGGCATCATGCAATCAAGACGGCCGTTCAAGTCATCCTTGAGCATGTTGGAACTGAGCATCAAAAGTGGAATGTCTCCACGGGCGCCAGCCTTCATGTCCTTGCGTTGGCTGTCAGGATAGGTGATCCGCGTTCGAGGGGCGCCCGGCGTTGGATCGCCCTTGGTCAAGATGAACCGCCGATGTTTGTTCTGTTCCCGCAGACGGCGATAGTAGTTGTACGCCATCGTTGTAACGCCCTCCTTGCCGCCAGAGTCACAGCCTGTGAACTTGATGCCCATCATCCGGCCGCTACCGTCGCCGAGTGGATATTCTTTGTCGATGACGTGGGTTGTGATTTCATCCCAATCCTCAAGGTAACTGTGCGGCTTCACCCAAAGTTGATCACCATCGCCATCGGTTCTCTTGCTCTTGCGAATGTCGAAGCGGTCAATGACAAGCGTATCGAACGGTGCACCGGGAAGAATTCCGTACACGTTCACTCGCCACATATTTTTCTGCACGTCAACAAGTGCCACGAGGAATCGAACACCTTCAGGCACTTGCCTTTCAGGTAGACCCTTCTCAGCACGCGCCTTCAGCGTCTCGGGCAACCGAAGATCATTCGTGTTCTTCGGGATGTACGGTTCACCCAAGTCGTTGTTATAAAACTTCTTGAAACCGTCTTCACTGCCAGTGCGTTCAAAGTCATCGGCCGCATCGAGATAGTTCGATATGAGTTTTTTCCAGTTGGTGAATGCTGCAGCGACACCATTCAGCCAGAAGGACGCAATTGCAGTACGCGGCTTGGGGCCGAACACCTTGCCCTCATTGGTGACACCTTGGCCGTCCTTCACCCACACCCCCCACTGCTGCATCTCGTCACGCTCATCAGGATGAATCAGTGCGCCGCAGGCAGGGCAGCCCATACGGACGCTTTCAGAGCGTTCGAGGTTTGTCATGTCGGGCGCCTCGTCCTTGCTGAGATACGTCAGCATGTCGAAACGACCTTCAAAGTACGTCGAACAATGGGGGCACGGCCAATACCACCGACGACGATCCCCACGGTTATAAAGACCAAGGATTCCCTTGCACGGCGGTGCTTCATGGGGACTCTTTGGAATCCACTTCAGATTCTCCACCGGCCGGCTCGGCGAACTTTCGGCCAACGTCATCGCATAACGGCCGAAAGTGGTTGTCCGTTTCGCAGCCAAGTCGAAAGGCTCGCCGTCACCTTCGATGTCATCGTCCATGCGGTCGCGGTCGGTCAACACGACGCGACCGATTGGCTTGCCGGCCAACTGTGAACGAGTGGGCCAGCCAATCGTAAACAGCATGCCGTTGCTGTAATGCTTGTCGAAAGTGTTGTCGTTGTTCGCGCCAGGAATCAGAAGTTCACCAATCTTCGGCGAATAGAAGTGCAGACGGTCAACACGGCGGATTGAGAAGTCACGGCCGTCAAGCATCGTTGGACTCACAAGCATCAAATCCATCGGCTCCACTTTGATGCTGTAGGCCAACACGTTCAGAATCAACGCCTGCGTTTTAGCTGACTGCGCCGGACCAACAAATACTTCGCCTGAATACTCCGATGACGTGAACGTGTTCATCGGCTCAATCATGTATGGCGCCGTTGTGTTCTTCCACGGACCAACATAGGCACCAGGGGTATTCAAATAGATGTATTTCGCTGAAGCCTGGGCAACGGACAATTGTTCAGGCGGCCGAAGCATTTCAGCCAAACTGACAATGATTCCGCCAACACTCTTAAAGTGGATCATCTTCAATCCCGGCAGCGTTCATCTGGCGATCTTCCGGCGACTCGCTGAACTTCTCGACGATTGACTTCTGCAGGTCTTCCAGCATGCCGTTTGTCAAGTCTTTGATGATTGAACGCTGGCGGTCGGTCAGTTCAACTTGTCGCTCGACGCCATCGCTCATCAGTTGCGCGGACATCTTGACGAGTTTCAACAACGATCCGACTTTCTCGATCACCTCGGTTGTCGGCCAAAGATCGCGGGCCTTCACCTCATAGTCTTGCTTGAACTTCTGCGCTTGCCAAAACTCCTTACGTAAGCCCATTGGAAGATCGGTGTGATGCATCGTCTTCAAATGCGTAACGATGTCCGCTTCATCGATCTGAGGCTTGACGATGAATGGTGCAATTTCGTGCACCCAATAGATAGGCACGTTGCGGCGATGGCCGGACGGCTTGACCTTGGATGTCGCTTCTTTGATCTTCCGCCGGTCGACCTTGAACATCAGGTGCAACTGACTTTCATTTGCCCCCTCATAGACAATTTCAAACGTCTCGGGGCCTTTGTCACGGCTCACAGCCATTGCTCACCTCGTCAATCAGTTGATGTATCTGCCGACGACTCATCATCCCGATGGTCGCAATATGCCTAGCGTGATAGCCGGGCAATTGGCGTTTGCCACTTCGATAGTGGGCATATGTGATGTATGCGATGCCCAGCAACAGATGCGCCCGTGTCGGGGCAAGCCCGACGAACGCCTCAAAGTCCACAAGTTGCTGGTTTAGTTCGTACATCCCAAGTGTTCAGTGAACAGTTGGGCGAACAATATCACACAGGGGAAAACACTAAAAGTGAACAGCGCAAAAAGGAATGGCCGAGTGCCACTAGGACACCCGGCCAACCTATGCGCTCACCCGTCGTTTCCCAAGGAGACCGCTTGAAGGGATCACCCTCAAGCCAAGGCCACTCTAGCACAACGGGCGAAAGAGTCAAACAGGCACTTCTTCAACGACCAAGCGTTGATGGCTGTGTATGCCCAGCGTGGTGATTTGCGTCGGCCAGTGCAGGGCCGTGGGTTCTTCGACCACACGAATCCATTCACCAGCCTCGTTCTTTGTCTCCCTGAACACTTGCACCTTATGGCTGTTGTTGTTGTCCGCATTCTCGATCCGCACCATTTTTGTCATAGTTCATCTTCCGTCTTTGTGGCGGCTTTCAAGGGACCGCCTGACCCTTTTCGATTCTGCTTGATCTTGGCGATGAGTTTCTTGAGCAACTTGAACAGAAGTTCTTCAGCGTCACCCTTGGTCTGCTGCGCCTTGGCAATCGTTTCATCAATGGTTCCAGCAGACACCAGAAGCATGACCGTCACTGGATGTTCCTGACCCTGCCGATCAAGTCGGCCGATCAACTGCACGAACTGTTCACGGGACCAAGGTACGTCGAAGAACACGACCGTATGACCACCCTTCTGCAAGTTGTTCCCATGGGCGCCCGACTTCGGGTGCATGAGTAACATTGGAATCTTCTTTGCGTTCCAGGGCGCTTTACTCTTGCCAGTCTTGTCCCACTTCACAGCTTTCGGAAACGCCTTCGCAAGCCGATCAAGGCTCGACCGATGCTGGTAGGCGACGATAAGATTCTCGCCGTCCAACTCGTCAACTATCTCCTTCAGCATCTCGATCTTGTGGTCGTGGATGTGATGAACGACACGGCTGCGAAGCATGTCAGGCTGCTCATCGTCAATGTCGGGGTCATAGTCTTCAGGAAACCCCAACTTGTTTTCATAGACCACGCCGCTTGCCATCTGAGATAGTTTCTGCGACAGGGCAGCGGCCGTCTCGGCTTCAACCTCAGTGCCATCCGGCAGGGTCAAAACATACTCATCCTGCATAGATGTATACAGGCCGAACTGTGCAGCGTTCAATGTGACACGACGTTGAATGATCTGCGGGTCTTCCACCTTGTAATAGTCTCTGCGCTTGCGGACTGTACTGATGTCTGCGATTTTTCCAAGAATCAATTCATCGGCGCCAGGACGAAGCGTGTACTTCATGCTGTAGCGATTGAAATTGAAGTATTCGTTTCTGAAGTGAGTAATGAACTTTCCGAAACGCTTCCCTCCATCGAGAAGAAACGTCTGCGAAAAGAACGCCTCATAGGACTCACTTGCAGGGGTCGCCGTCAGAAGATGCATGCGGGTGATGAACCCTTCACCAAGCACGATGCGTTTCAGAACGTTCCAGCGATTGCCCTGATGGCTCTTGAGCATCGAAGATTCATCGATGATTACCGTTCGATATGGCCATTTCCTACCGTGGAACTCGGCAAGCCACTCGATACCTTCGAAGTTGATTAGATGAATCGACGGCCTCGATACAGCTAGTTCTTCACGAATCTTTCTTCGTTCTGCAGTTTCCGCGTGGCTCGGGTTCTCGCCTGCCAGCCTTGCGGCCTTGCGAGCCGCACGCAACCGTGGATCGTTGTCGTCTTCACGAAGTACGGTGAAATTCAAATGGGCAAGATGCCGCCACGTTCTGAACTCATCCGGCCACGACGTTGCAATCACCGCAATTGGACCGATGACCAACACTTTGCCCGGCATGAAATCGGAAAGCAGATCGGCCAGCAGGGTGCCGGCTGTGACAGTCTTGCCAAGCCCTAGATCAATCAGCCCGAATGTAAAAGGGTTGTCCTTGAAGAACTGAACATCTTCGGCCTGATAGCCGTGCATGTCTTCGCGTTCACGCTCGACGTGCGAGAACTTGGCTTTGATGCGTTCATCGAAGGATTGCACGGGCTTGTTCAAGACTGTCCACCCAATGAACCGTTGCGCCATAGGCCCGCATGTCACGCGCCCGCTTCTCTTGCTGAATCGTTGGAACTTCACCGGGCTTCTTGACCTCGATGAACAAGTGCCGGCCACGACGGATAAAGATTCGATCTGCGACGCCACGCAGGCCGGGTGAAGCGAACTTCGCTTGCCACCAACCACGAATCTCTGCGAAATCGATGATCTGGCCTTCGATGTCGCTTTCTTTCAGTTCACTCACAGTTCATTCGCTTTCCTACATCTGCCGCAAACCCGCTGCCCGGCCGGGACCGTTTTGAACTCAACCCACTTTTCACGAATGCTGTCACGTTCACGCCCACACAGTGCAAATCCAGTCTTGGCGTCAACAACGTGAATAGTTTTCTGCTTCGGAAGCAGACCGAAGAACGTACCGGCGCGGCCGACAAGATCAGGATCAATTGCACCATAACCAACATCTTGAAGAATTGCGTATGCCTCACGGATGTACCACGCGCGATTTAGATCATCGGGGCACTCATTGTCAGGCGGCAATTCAAGTAGTGGCATCGCGCCATCGCTACGAGGCACCGTCTTGTTGTCCTTGATGTACTGTAGCGGGCCACTCCGTTCGTCGGAGTAATACCATCGGATCGCCTTGCCGATTGGAACATCGTCGAGATGAGCGCCACCAGTTACACGGCGGACAACGAGAAACTTCCGAACGTCTGCACAGTCATTGATGGTCTGTTCGATTGGCGTTCCTTGGGAAAGAAACTTCACAGCCGCCTCGCTGGAAATCTCGGCTGCCGGATTCTTCTTCAGGCCCATTGCAGCAGGCAATCCAGGCCCGCAGGATGCATAGGCGCCTTTGGTCTTAGTCTTGCCGGCCGGCGTCACTGCTATGTAAGCGTTCACATCTCGACTGTAGAGTCCTCGGTACTCAGTTTCTTCTGTTCCAAGACCTGTAGCGCACTCCCAATCGAAGACGTGGGCATTGAACTTACTGCGCAGTTCGCGGGGAACTTTCGAGACAACACCGTCAGTGTTTGCAGATACGACGGGAATACCAGACATCTCAAACTGTTCTATCATCATCAAGATCGCCAGTTGTCCTGTCAGGGTTGTTTGAATCATCAAGTTGGGCGAATACAGCACCGAATAAGGTGAACCGAACTTGCCAAATGACCCGTTCAAGACGATCTTCAACGCCTCTGCGATGTTCTTCTTGCCTGTACGCTTTGCATCGATACGTCGCTTGAAAATACTTTTGTAAACATCAAGAAACGGTTGACCCAAATGCTTCGGGGCAAGTTTGTTTGTGATGATGATCGCGGGGTAATAGCTGGTCACATCGCGGTCAAGAAGAACAAACTGTTCATCACTTTCGTGCGCAATGCTTTCTTCGCTACTGTGCAATCCACCGATGCCCATCCGATAGATCGAGTTGCCTAGTTCAATTCGCTTGTCATTCAAAAACTTCGGCATCTCCACAACGCCACTGTGATCAACAATGAACGGCGTCTTGCGGATCATGTGAAGGACTTCACGCATCGCTTGCGTTTGAAATCTGATGAACTCGGGAGGGACATAGTTGAAGATGCCAGGATCAATTTCGGGCCGCCAAACCTTACGTTTGGTCATTCGTTCAACTTCTGTCTTGATCACAGCTTCGGCAATCTGTGCATCAGACTTGCTTCGCAGATCGATTCCGTACTCGATACTCATCCCTACCCGAATCTCGATCTGCGCTTTCAGTTCGGTAAACAAGTCCTTGGTGGTGTCCAAGTCGTTATCAAGATAGACACGCATGACCTGCCGGTCATCGCTGGTGATGAATCTGGCCGGGTCAAACGGCAAATCCTGCATACGACGGCTGTGTAACCTGCCACCGCAAATCTTCAACGATGGGCGGGCGGCTGCACCAGGATTCACTTCAATCAGGTCGATGTGGTCGATGAATGAAGGAACCTCAAGCCCGTGTTTTTCGTAGAACTTCCACGGGCTCATGTTCGTGAGAATAATTTCATCACTGGCCCGCTTCAAATCTTCATTCGTTACGCCAACCTGCATTGCCAACATGATCATCGGCATGTCGTACTTGACGCCATTGAATGTGATCACACGCCACTTGCGGAAGATCGCTGCAATCCCTGCGCGGTCAAGTGGATGCCCATCATAGAACTCAAACAGTCTTTTCCGGCCGGTGTCGACACACTTGATCGCAAGGGACCAGTAGTTGACATAGCATTCAGAATCGATCACGCCGGTAGGGCGGGCTTCAGTGTAATGAATCATTTCATCCAGGCGTCGCGCAGTGCGTTGCAGCACCTAGCCTGTAATAGTTGCTTCGAAGATGATCCAATGATAGACCATCTGCGAAGCACACCGGCCGCAGCCGATGCGCCGGCCGATCAACGCTTGGTCAGTTCGGACGGACGGACGAACGTGGTCTTGCCAACTGCCTTGTTCTTCTCGTCGACCATGGTGCACTCGATGAATTCGCCCTTGCCGCGAATTGCCGGCGCACCCACGGTCTTGCCGTAGGCAACTTCACCATTGCGACGGGTCCAACTCACTTTTTGCCCAACTTTCATGATCATCACTCCTTGAGAACGGTTGTGCCCCTGAAACCGCAGGGGCGACGGATTACTTACAGATCATCGTCAGCGCCAAGGCCGTCATCGCCACCCTCATCGACCGAACCCCATGCATCACTGTCGTCGATGCGACCGGAGCCGAAGGGCGTATCGTCCTTGATGAACTGTGCGCCGGTGAAGCCGGCCAGAATGCGCTTCGGGTAGGACTTCGGATCGTTCTTGGCCTTGCCATTGAAGTACCAAGGGCGCAACAGCACGTTGATCCAACAGCCACCGTAGAACTGCTGATCAATCTCGCCCTTATCGAGAATGAGTTCACCGTTCGGCTTGCGGCATGCGGGCTGACGCTGGCTGTCGGAAAACGTGACAAGCCAATGACCGTGCATCGCCTCGTCTTCTTTCTCGTCGCCATCACGCAAAAACAAGTTCTCGGGTGCGATGACAAGGCCCTTCTTGCCGGTCTTGTCATTCAGCGTGTTGGCCTTTATCTCGTCGATCATCGACTTGACCGCAGCGTAGGCTTCTTGGTGCGTCGACTTGGGCAGCATCACCACGCCACCCCACTTCTCGCTGACCTTGCCGGTCACGGCGTCTTCGTTGCGCTTCTTCTCACCAAAGGCCGGATAGCTGGCCCGACCGTACAACTTGATGAGTTTTTGCGAACCATCCGTGTAGATGGTGAAGTGCTTGCCGATCTTCAAAACTTGCAGTGCAGCCATTTCAATACCTCGATTTAAGGTTACTCGGTTTCGTCGGTTGAATCATCTGACACGTCGCTAAAAGCGATTTCAGTCAGGTCCACCAGTTCCTGTCGTTTGTCTGACAGGGGTGCCAGTGTAGGTTTGCCGGGCGGTTTGCGAACCAGCCCCTCAAGCAATTCGGGTATGTCTCTGCGGCGATGGCCGGCTTTCACGAGAAGTTTCTCAGCCTCGGCAGGTGAGACGATGTTTTTCTCGATCACATCTTCGCGGTCACAACCATTCTCGATCAGATGTTCGGCGGCAGCCGGTGGATTGATGAATCGCCGATTGCTCTTGCCTTCAACCAACTTGTATCCAGGCACCTTCTCGCCACGTCCTGCGCGCACAAGCAACTCATGGTCGGAAGTCTTCCACCACCGTTCAACCATGCCCTTGTAGGGCTTCAACGCGGCAAGTTCTTCGGTGCTGAGAGTCAGCGGGTCAATCACTGAAGGTTTAAAGGGGGCGAACTCATCCGTCAAGGAATCTTTGAACTCAGCAACCTTCGAAGCAGAAACTTCGCCGAACGCTGCTGCAGTCTGATCGGCCATCAAACGAAACTGCATCTGGATATTCGCAGCACAAGTTTTTGCGACCTTGCAGAACTGGCACGCCTTCGGGTCAGGTGTACGAGGTGCGTCAAGACGCCATGCCTGTTTTGCACGCTCTTTGATGAACCCTGCGAACTCAAGAAGTTCATCCCGACCACAAACCCATTCGTCGAAATGCTCTAGACGTGGCTGATTGATACGGATGATGAATGTCTTGAAATCATACATCCAATCCCATTCATAAAGAAGGCCAAGCGCATACATCATCGCTTGATAGTTACGCTTCGCATAGACGCGGACGCCTTTGCCGTACTTGTGATCTGTGACGATGGCGAGACCTGGCTGAAGTGCAGCATGATCGAGCGTTCCACCCTGCCCAACTATCGGCGTCAGGCGCGAGAAGTCCACGCGGATTTCAACCAAATGAGTCCCAGGCAACATGATGCAACGATCAACTGACTGCTGAACGTACTCCATCATCTCGTCATCGATCTTGACAAGAAAGCCCCAATCGCCGGCAGCGACGAACTGAGTTGTTCCGATCAAGTGTTTTGGCCGCTTGCCACTCCGCAGCCATTCTTCACTGACGGCATGCGCGACTGTCCCATAAGCGGCATCGACGTTTCCATCATCGCCAGCAAGGATGTTCGGGATCAGACTGCCTGCGCAGACCGCCCACATATGACTAGACGATGGGCCGAAAATTGAGTGCCCGTGGTTGAAGTAGCTTCTCGCAACTTCATCAAGATCGATAGATGTATTCACTTTGGAGATGACCGGCGCCCATGGCGTCTGTTTTGGCATCTTCGGTTTGGGGCTTCCACCCAACGCCGGCCATCTCCAAAGTGGCCGGGTCTAAATCCGGCCGAAGAATCAACTGACAGCACTAGCCATACTCCATAGGCGCCGCATCGACGCAACCGCTCTCGCGCTGGTGTGCTGCAGCACTGGGGCTCGCCACATTCGGCAAAAGGCCGACCCTGCGGCGGGCAAGCGCAGCGGTTGCGATGAACAAGATGAAGTAAATCATTTTGGAGATGACGTATCCGCTTTTGTGAATACCTGAATCAACAGGCCCTCAACGTCATCTCCAAAATGCCCCCGCAAAGGGACATTCTGAAAGCAAAGCGATTGTTACATCGCAGCTTCGATGGCAGCCTTGGCCGCGTCATACACGGCATCGATCTTGTCTTCGGGGATGTCGGCCATCTTGTCGACGCCGCCGACGTTCTTGATCACGCCCTTGGCGGTCGCCGAGTCGGTGGCCTCCTTGAGTTCGGTCACAGCCGCTTGCATCTCGTCGCGGGTGTGCTCGTTCTTCGGCTTGGCAGCAGCAGCAGCCGTCTTGGTACTGGTGGCGCCCGAGACCTTGTTGGCGCCACCAGTCGAAACGGCGGCGGTGCCACCGGCCAGCAGTGCAGAGGCGGCAGCAAGTTCGGTGGCAGTGGCAAACGTGGCAGTCAGGGTGAAAGACATGGTGATGTTCCTTGGAAGCGTTGAAAAAGTCGGATTGCCCGGTTGAAGATCACTGTCCCCGTGGGCGATAGGGGGCAGCGAGAAAGATGATCATAGACGATTTTTAATCGTCCGTGGAGATGTATTCAAGAAGATCGGGGCCAGTCCAGCCGGCAGGCTTCATGATCTTCCCATTGGCGTCACGCAAAGCCACGCCATCGGGAAATTTCGAGAAGTTCGCGCGCATGACCTCACGCCACGCACCGGCCGCATTGTTGGAAATGCTGATCGCTGCACCGAAACTCACGACAGCAGTATCAATCATGCCATCCAGCAATTCAGCACGATCTGCGCGGGCGACATCGCCCATGTGCAAACCGCTCTTGAACTTAGCGCCAACAACATTCATGAGACCGATCAAAGCCTCAAGTTGCGGCGCATTGCCATGGTCGACCTGCCCTGCGGCAACGCAGGCCAGCGTCTCACGAAGTTCTTCAAGCATCAGGCCAATATACATCGTGGCCTGCTGGGCGTTGAAACGATGGATCGACTGCCCGCCGATCCGCATCATCTCAGCAACAGCGTGAACTGGTGGAAGGCTGGCAAGTACCGCAGGGCTGTGTGTGACACTGTTCATTTGGGCTCCTTGGGTGTGGGTGGAAGTAGACAACCTCTATTCTGCACAAGAAGTTCGTCGTGTCAACAGAAAGTTGTATAGTCGTGACAAATTCTGTTGCACATAGGAGCCCGAATGAAGTTCCCAGCATGGGTGGAGTCACCACCCGAGCAAGCCGAGGACGCGCGTGCGTCGAAGCGTTTGCAATACATCATCAAGCAGGCGGCAATCGGCCTTGTTCCAGATGGTTCGATGAGCAAGTTCGCCTGTCTTTGCGCGGTTGATCGCACCTCAATGCACACCCACATTCGCAATGGTAGTTTCAGTGCCGCCATGGCTGTAGCCATCGAGAAGGCTGTCGGCAGGGAGATGATCCGACACGAAGACCTCATGCGTCCGTTGGAGATTGTTGCCGAATGACAACCACCGTCCCACAACAGGGATGGATAGCAGGGGTTAGCGCATGAGCGGGCCATTCAAGAAGTACGGGCCGGCACTCGTTGCCAACGGCTATCAGATCATCCCGATTCCACTCGGCTCTAAGGGGCCGATACTGAAAAACTGGCGTGAACGCTACCCGAAGTCGTCGGACGAAGCTACCGCAATGGGTGAGCGTCACAACAAGGACGGTGTTGGAATCCTGACGACATGGACGCCGGCCATCGACATCGACTGCCTCGATGAATCCGTCTCACAGCAGATGGAACAATTCGTTCGTGACAACCTCGATGATGCACCGCTGCGCATTGGCAAGTGGCCGAAGCGGCTGATGCTGTTCAGTACATCGAAACCATTCACGAAAGTAACTTCGGCGTTCTTCATCGATCCCGCCAACGCGACCAAGCCTGACGGAATGCCGCTCAAACAGCGGATCGAAGTGCTGGGTGACGGTCAGCAGTTCGTCGCATATCACGTACACCCCGAGACCGGGAAACCCTACACATGGCCCGACGACTGGCAGAACCCGCTGGATGTTGAAGTCCTCGACCTGCCAAGCCTGAGCGAAGCCCACGCACAGGCCGTCTGCAGAGAGTTCGAACGACTCTGCAAATCGCTCGGCTGGCAGATGGTCGGGCAGGGCAACGAATCGAACGCAGGGGCTGCCAACGGTGAGTTGTTGGCCGTCGCCACACCACCGCCCGAAACAGAGGCTGAGATTGCTCGTGTCAAGGCCGCTCTGGCTTGCATATCACCCGACTGTTCGCGTGAAGACTACCTGATTGTTCTGGCTGGCCTGAAATGGACGAGTTGGTTGTGTGCGGAAGAACTTGCACTTGAATGGGCCGAATCGTCGAAAGAAGGAAAATTTGACGAGAAGGATTTCGACCGCGATTGGAAGTCGTTCGTTCCTGACCGTGGCGTCAGAACAAAAACACTGGCCTCTATTGTTCGGCTTGCAAAGGCCGGTGGATGGGATGCAAGTCGGCCCGCAGAAGCAACAGAAGAAGAACGCACTGCAGCTTATGAGGAAATCTGCCTGCTGATCGACGCCTTGCAACTTGACGACCGGGAATCCAGAAAGGCGCTGATCACAAAACTTGCGGAGATGAAACTTGATTCGCTCGATGCCACCGAGTTAATCAAAAAAGCGGCCAAGGCCATGAAGGTGAGCGAACGTGATGTGCGCCGAGCAATCACCGAAGCCAAAGCCAAGAGCCGCGAACACGGCGAGCCCACCCATGCCAACTATGCCAAGGCGCTGATCCGAAAGATGGAAGTTGACGGTAGCGTCGAACCGGTCGGCGTTGAAGGCAAGTTGTGGGTGTACGACCAATCGGAACGAATTTGGACTGGCCGAATTCCAACCGAGTACGAGGTCGAAGTCGCCAAGGAGTTCGACGGGCTCGAAAACTGTTCTCGTCGCAACGACTATCTGGCAATTGCGAACCACGCACACAGCATCGCATCCATTGGCCGCGAAGAATTCTTTGCTGAGGCGCCTGTCGGGCTGGCCTGCGAGCGTCGTTTCTACAGCGTCGAAGACGGCCAGATCACCAAGGTGGAGTTGGCGCAGTACCACCGACAGCGGGTTGTGTCGTCTGTCATTCCGCGCGTGAGCGAGACGCCGCTATGGGATCGCCTGATGTCGATGGCGTTCGAGGGTGACGTTGCTCGTGAACAGGAAATCTTGATCGAAGAATATATCGGCGCCTGCATGCTTGGCGTCGCTCACAAATTCGAGAAGGTGCTGTTCATGAAGGGTGTCGGCCGCGCAGGCAAGGGAACGATTCTGAAAGTCGTTTCCGCCATTCTTCCGAAAAGCGCAATCAGTTCAATCAGTCCCGATCTTTGGTCACGCGAATACTACTTGGCAGGCTTGGCAGGCAAGCGGTTGAACGTGGTAGGGGAACTGTCCGATGAGATTCCCATAGACGCGGCAGCATTCAAGCGCGTGACGGGCCGCGACGAACTGACCGCGCGCCATCCAACCCACCGGCCGTTTCAGTTCAGGAACACAGCCGGTCACGTCTTCAACGCCAACAACTTCGTCTTCACCAAGGATCATTCTGAAGCCTTCTATGACCGCTGGATTTTCGTAGAGTTCAGAAACTCACTCATCGGTAAATCTGATGAGATTGACACTGCGATGGCGGAAAAGATCATTGAAAGTGAATTGCCAGGTGTGGCTGCCAGGATGCTCAAGGGGGCCAAGCGACTGATGGAACGGGGTCATTTCGTGCTGACAGGGCCACACGAAAAACTAGTTGCGCAGTGGCGCCATCGCAGCAGCACCTTGATGGAATTCATCTATGACCGCGAAGTTTGCATCATTGGTGAGTTTCCGACCGTTGAACTTCATCGCGCATTCTTTTACAAGGCGTACAGCGATTGGTGCCGTGAATCGAATCGAAAACCGCTCGGAAAGCAGAAGTTGTACGACGAGATGGAAGCGCCTGTTATTCAGAAGTTGGGTATCAGGTTTGCAGTGAAGGCCGGAAACTCATTGTTGATACGAGGGTTGACACTTCGCACACTGTCGTTCGACGCGGAACTCTCGGATGATTTGTAGGCGCTACCTGCACCACCGAACAGCCACCCTTGAGGTGGCTTTTTCATGTGCTAAAGTTGTAGTTTTACCATAATGGAGTAATGGAAAATGCGTGATTTAAGTAGATCCGTTTTAGAAAAATTGTTTGAATACGACTATCGACGTGGGACTTTGAAATGGAAGGTACAGCGCGGTTCAACATACCCAGGCGATCACGCCGGAACGATTGTAAAAAAGAAGTTCGAGTCTTATAGATACAAGACTGTGATGGTTGACGGTATCTTTTATCAAGTGACACGTATCTGTTACATACTGAAAAATGGTGAAATTCCGAAAGGTAGGAAGGTAAGAACGCGGAACGGCGACGGACTCGACCTGTCTGCCGAAAATTTATACATCTCGAACTATGATCCCGACGAACTCTGAAACCCTATAACCAACTTACAGTTCGTACTTACAAACTGCCTACGTTTTACCCCCCTACCACCCTAGTAGAAAAACAACGCAATTTCATATTGTGAAATGAAAAACGCTCTAATGACCCCCCAGGAGGGTCAAAATTTAGGCAGTTTGTAAGTACGAACTGTAAGAATGGCAAACCGTTTAGATTCCCATTGAAAACGACTCAAAACGTAAACCGTTCTAATGGACGACTCACAATCACTTTCACTGGACCCCAACCCAATAG